GGAAGTTATATGAACTCTAAATTATGCAAGCGTGTATCAAGACACACTGAAGTTATTCTATTAGAATGGCTGAGAGGCTTGGTTCCTGATGAGGATAGAGCTAATGTTACACCCTCTAATCTGGCTTCTCTGCTACCACCTACTGATTACTTCTATGTTAATCGCCAGATATGGATGAGCTTCTATAGTCCTCGATGGGTTCGGCAGTCTATTAAGAAACTAGTACGTCTAGGCTACATCGTAGAGCATATCACTATGAAAGACTTAGAAACGTTTGTGAGAAAAGCGGAGAGTCAAAATCAAGACGCAGAATAAAGCGCGTAACGGCTGGCGTAAAGCTAGAGTACCACGCCCGAAGAAGTTAACTAGTGATGGCGGTAGTAAATATGATTCAATCTGGGAGATGCTTTTACACGAATCAATCTTAAAGGATTGGGAACATCATGTCGATAAAGTATCTTACGTTATTGAGCATAAATACGAGCCTGACTTTGTACGTGTAGTAGAAGGTAAGAAAATATTACTTGAATCCAAGGGTAGATTCTGGGACTTTGCAGAGTACAACAAATACATTTGGGTTAACAAATACCTTCCTGAAGATACTGAGTTAGTCTTTTTATTTGCAAACCCTTCCTCACCTATGCCAGCAGCCAAGAGACGTAAAGACGGAACTAAGCGATCTCATGCTGAGTGGGCAGAGGCTAATGGGTTTAGATGGTTTAGCGAAGAAACAATTCCTGATTCGTGGATTGACTCTAAAGCTAGAGAGACTAAGGAGTATAAGAAACGTAACAATAAATTAAAGGTTAAGATGCAATGAAAAAAAGACTAGTTGATGTTACACCTGAAGAGTGGGATAGAATGGAACCTGCTGAGTTTCAGAGTATAGAGCATCTTTTAAATCATCCAGAGCCTCATAAGTTTGATACTGTGGAAAACCCAGAGCATTATAACAACGGTAGTATAGAGTGCATAGATTCTATGGAGGCTATGCTTACAACTGATGAGTTTATTGGTTACTTGCGCGGCAACTCTCACAAGTACAGATTGAGATTTAGATACAAAAATAAACCTATAGAAGATTTAAAGAAAGCTCGATGGTATGAAGATAGACTTATGAAATTTCTGTTGGAGAACGAGGATGGTGTGGGATAGAAAGACAGAAAGATCTGAGAGATTCCATAAAAGAAACAAAGCCAAAGATAAAAAACAAAATAAGATACGTACCAAAGGGTACAAGCAAACTCAATTGAGGGATAAAGATGACAGTAGTGACATCAAAGATTGGCAAGCAGGATTATCTGGGGATAGAGATTGATTACTCTAGAGAAGATGATCTTGATAAGTTCTCTTTAGAAACTTTAAAAGATAGATACTTCTGGGAAGACGAGACACATGCTCAAGAAGCATTCGCAAGAGCTTCGGTCTACGGTGCAACGTATCGAGATGTCACTGACTACGATCTTGCACAACGCTTATATGACTACAGTAGTAAGAGTTGGTTCGGCTTCAGTACTCCTATACTCAGTAACGGGGGAACTAAACGTGGGCTGCCTATTAGTTGCTTTCTTAATTATGTACCTGATTCACGCGCTGGTCTTTCTTCTCACTATGATGAGAACATCTGGTTAGCTAGTGGAGGCGGAGGACTAGGCGGGTACTGGGGAGATATTAGAAGTAACGGTGTTTCTACTTCCAATGGTAGTCAGTCTACAGGTAGCATACCTTTCATGCACGTTGTAGATAGTCAGATGTTAGCCTTTAATCAGGGTATTACGAGGAGAGGTAGTTATGCAGCGTATATGGACATTGATCATCCAGAGATTGAAGAGTTTATTGCTATGCGAAAGACCACTGGTGGAGATCTTAATCGTAAATGTCTTAATCTACACAATGGTGTTAGCATTACTGACGACTTCCTTCAACGAGTAAAAGATGATGAAAGCTGGAGACTAATAGATCCTAAGTCTAAACAAGCGATTAAGACCGTATCAGCAAGGGATCTATGGTGGCAGTTACTACATACTAGAGCAGAAACAGGTGAACCGTATATTGTAAACATGGACAGATGTAATGAGAACCTCCCTGAGTCCCAAAAGAAACTAGGTTTAAAAGTACGTCAGAGTAATTTATGTTCAGAGATTACGTTACCTACTAGTGAAGAGCGCACCGCTGTATGTTGTTTATCAAGTGTTAACTTAGAACACTATGATGAATGGAAAGACAAAGAGGAATTTATTTCAGATCTTATAACAATGCTTGATAATATTATTGAGCATTTTGTAAGCAACGCCACAGATGGAAAACACTATACTGAAGATGCTTTTAAATCAGGACACTTAACTTATGAGGAGTTTGATAAACATGTCTCAGCAAGTAAAAAAGGCTTTTCTAAAGCCGCTTATTCAGCATATAGAGAAAGGGCGCTTGGGCTTGGAGCGATGGGCTTTCATAGTTACTTACAGCGTAACAGTATCCCTTTTGAAGGTATGTATGCCGCCAGCTTTAATAACAGAGCATTCAAACACATCAAGTCGGAAGCTGAGAACGCTAGTATTAATCTGGCTGAAGATCGGGGCGAAGCACCTGATATGGATGGTTGCAATCGCAGGAATTCTCACTTACTTGCTGTTGCTCCTAACGCTAGTAGCAGTATTATATGCGGTGGAACGACTCCTTCTATTGAGCCAACAAGGGCTAACGTCTTTACGCATAAGACGCTAACAGGTTCTTATAAGGTAAAGAATAAATACTTAAAGAAGTTACTTGCCAGAAAGAAAATAAACACAGAAGAAACATGGAAGACTATTGCGGCTGCTGAAGGTTCTGTACAGGAGCTAGAAAATCTTACAGAAGAAGAGAAAGAGGTTTTCAAAACAGCTCCTGAGATTAATCAAATGTGGATTATTGAACACGCCTATCAGCGTCAGGACTATATCTGTCAGTCACAGTCTGTCAATTTATTTTTCAACCCACCACCAGCCACAGCAGAGCAAGAAATACATGATGAATATTTGGGATATGTTAATAGTGTGCATTGGGCAGGAGCTACTAAACTCAAATCCATGTATTACCTCCGCTCTACAGCGGCTAGAAATACAGAGAATGTTAACATCAGAATACCTAGAATAAATTTAGAGGAAGGGGAGTGCTTAAGTTGTGAAGGATAATATTATTAATTTAGTGCCAGAGCAAGTATCAGCAGATGAGGTCTTAGAAAGTTGTCAAGGGGAGTACAGTTCTGTACTAGTACTAGGTTGGGGAGAAGATAATTCACTTCAAGCTAGAACTACCCAAGGATTAGATACAAAAGAACTTGTTTATATGATGGAACTATTTAAACAAGCAATATTAACAACGGGGTATAGGCTAGATGAGTAATAAAAAACTAACAGCTTTAGCTAAACTCGAAAAAGATATATTTAGGATTGTATTAGATTATTGCGAAGGGAAAGATTATTTTGAAGCTCCCAGAAACCCTGTACCTGAAATGGTAACTACTGTTATTCATACAGTACTTTATGCAAACAAATATAATAATATTAAATTAAACGGAAAAGGAAAAATAACATGAGCCTACTAGGAACTAGAGATTATTACAAACCGTTTGACCACCCGTGGATGTTTGACTACTACTCACAGCAGAATCAGATGCACTGGTTCCCTGAAGACGTACCATTACACAATGATGTGAAAGATTGGCAGACAATGACTGAGCAAGAGAAGAACTTGCTTACACAGATCTTCAGACTGTTCACACAATCAGATGTGGACGTTAGTTCAGGTTATGTAGACAGATACATGAAGATCTTTAAGAAGCCTGAAGCTCGTATGATGATGGGTGCTTTCAACAACATGGAGAGTATTCATCAACATGCCTACAGTCTACTGTTAGACACCGTAGGAATGCCTGAGGTTGAGTATAAGGCTTTTGCAGACTACGAGGCTATGGCAGACAAGCATGAATATATTGACGCTATAAAGGTGTCTAAGGGAGACAAACGATCTATAGCTAAAGCACTCGCTGTGTACTCTGGATTTACCGAAGGACTTCAGTTGTTCTCTAGCTTTATTATCCTGTTGAACTTCCCAAGATTCGGTAAGATGAAAGGTATGGGACAGATCATAACCTATAGCATTAGAGATGAATCACTTCATGTAGAGGCGATGACCAAACTGTTCAGGGAGTTTATACAGGAAAACATAGACATCTGGGACGATGAGTTTAAGGCAGAGATCTATCAAGCCTGTAGAGAAATGGTAACTTTAGAAGATAGATTCCTAGAGCTGGTGTTTGCAGAGGGAGACATTGAAGGTTTAACTCAAGCTGAAATGCAGGAGTACATTAGATACATTGCAGACAGACGTTTACTTCAGTTAGGACTTAAACCTAATTATGATATTAAAAATAACCCGTTAAATTGGCTGGATGATGTGTTAGGCGTAGAGCATCAGAACTTTTTTGAAGGTCGCGCCACTACCTATATGAAAGCAGGTATGAGGGGAGATGTTAATAAGGTGAGCTTCGTATGAGTGAAGGTAATATTATAAGCTTTAAAGTGTTTGTAGACTCTAAAGGTTTAATAATGACGGAGTATTCTAAGCTGCCAGCGGGGGTACTCTCTAAAATATTCTCAACAGAGGATTTATTTTATATAGAAAAGATACTGGCTATGGTAGACCCGAAGTTCAAGGATCTACACACAGACCTTGAGCAGGAACTGGCAGCATTGAACTGATTTACCACTTTACTTTATCAGCCCAGTAAGCCGCGCTCATCTTACCTTTAGCAATGTTCTTACCATGCCTTGCTTTAAAAGATTTGCGCTTTGCTTTCATCTTATCTGACTCACCTGCCTTAGGCTTACCTGCTGTACTAGCACCCTGCTCACCAAACCTAATTGTTTTAACCTTGTCACCATCTTTAGCAACAACAACATGAGACTTCTTTGCATGTTTAGGAGTTCTCTTAGGCTTGTTGAATCCGCTAACTCCTGCTCTTTCTAATCTAGGATCTTTAGGCATTATTTTTTCCTATATGGTTTAGTTTTCTTTGCAATCTTCTTAGGCTGTGCGCTGTGCTGCTTACCCGCCTTTGTATCTGCTCGTTTCTTCTTGGTTGTAGCAGCATACTCTTTGCTTGACAGCGCCTCTCTAGCTTTCTTCGGAAGATACCTCTCACCTGTTGCTTTCTTCCCCTGTGTTGAGGGCTTACCTGACTTAGTACCCCACTCTTCTTTAGTCCACTTCTTTAAAGACTTCTGAGACTTCTTGAGCGTCATTACTTGTACCCTCCTCCTTTAGCTTTATACTCTTTAGCAAGCATCTGAGCCTTTCGAGCAGACCACTGACCACCCTTACCACCTTTAGTACCAGCCTTGATCTTGTTAAAAAGATTCTTTCGCATGGTGGGCTTGGTGTAGTTACCCGCTTCGTTTACTTTAGATTTCTTTTTAGCTGCCATTTAGTAACTCCCTTTCCTTTTTATCTAACCAAGCTGAGACAAGTAACAACACTGTTAGAACAATAAAGCGTTTCACCTTAAAGGTATCTCTTTAGTATTTGCTAAAACTAATCCTGCATCTTTAGCCTCTTGTAAGGTCTTAATTAATCCTGCCGCATACGCAGCTTTAGCAGCTCTGTTATCCATACCCGGTGTGTTTTTTTCATTGTCTTTTCTTCTTAAATGACCAACAATTTCTTTTGTGTTACCTGCTTTCATAGCAGAAAAAATTCCTTTCCACTCCGATCCAGCTGTCTTTCCACCCACATTATATGCAAGATCTGCTAATACAAGTCTATAAGGCTCTGCTAAAGACTCATAAGAAATACCTATGCTTTTTAACGTGGAATCCCAACCTGTTTTCCTAGCAAGGTTTACGTTGGCCTCAATATCCTTCTTTTGAATTTTACGTTTTTCAGAATCTGTTAAAGGTATATACTCACCTGTCTTTAAATTTTGAAAAGGTATTCCATATATAGTACCAGAATCTAGTTCACTCTTTTTAAGCTTATGACCGTATCCAATGTCAAGCGATCTCTTTCCCTCGGATACGTTACCTTCCGTGCTATCATTAGTCGGTTTAGGAATAGAGCCGTGATCGCCTTCAAGTGAACTCCGCAATACATCATAGAATTCTACAGCCAATTGACTAGGCTCTTGAATTTTCCCAAGAAGTGATCTACCTTCGACTTGTTCAGCTTCAAGGACTGTTGCCTTGGACGCTGCCGCATTAGCCGCTGCCGCATTATCCGCTGCTATCCTAGCCGCCTCTGCATTAGCTTGTTCTTCTAAACTGTTCCCTTGTTCCTCTGTTCGCCCAAGAACTATGCGTTGCCCTA